CTTATATAACACCCATGATATAGTTCTATTGTTAAATAGGTTAGAATATAGTATAGCAAGCTCTAAACTAGCCATAGTATCACATACAGTTTTATTAGTTAAACCCTCTATAAGCTCCTTAACTCTTTTTATAGCGCTAGCTTTACTACCTACAGTAAGATTAATGTCTTTTAGATTAAGATCATGATTATTCTCACTATCCATAGAGCTATGGAACTTATCATCTTCTATCTTAGTAGTAAACGCATTAACCTCGGTGGTATAATCTGTTTTAAAAAAGTTAACCATACATATCCTTTCAATGTGCCTAGATAACAGGCACCTAAACTAAAATCAAGCAAGCTACTAGCTACCCCTACTATGGGAGTAGCTAGTAGTTGTATATAGGTATATTATTTATTAACGTTGTCTACGTATAGTTTCGATGCCTCGAAGTACTTAGCATAGACATCTATGCTTCTTATCCAGTAACCTGCCAAGTTGAGTAAGGATTGCGAAAAGCTTTGAATGGACTGGTTATAAGCCTGAACAACAAGCGAAATAAATGTCGCATACTTAATATCGAGTTGTTCTTTATATTTATCTACAGCTGCTAGAACGGTATCTACAGAAGCGCTTACCTCTGTAGTTACGTCTTTAACGCTATTGACACCTTTAATAAAGGTATCATAGTCTGCAATAGAATCTATAATATACTCTAAATCTGGTGATTGCGCTAATTTAAAACATTTAATCCCTCGTAGGTTATCCTTAACTGTAGCGTCAGGACTTGGTACATAAAGAGCTACTGTTTTTAATACCTTCTCATCGCCATCGATTGTTTTAGGGGCACCGTGATCAAAGGTTATCTGTTTTAACTGCTCGTATAGTACCAAGTAAGTGGTATAGTTTTCTTCTATTGTTCTATCGGCAATAATGGGTATAACACTACCAGCGTAGTCTTGGCAAGCTGAGAGTAACCCACCCTCCGCTTTAAGTATATTACCATCTATTTGGTTATCCTTAGCTTGCGCAAAAATCTCCATCGCTTTAACAAGAGCATTTGTTTTAGATTTAAGAGCATGCGACTCAGCAGTAAGCGATGCGTATAGTGGAGCAAAGGTTTTAGCCAGATCTAACGTTAGACCGAAGCATGCCTTATTAATAACACTCCCGCCATTAAGCACATCGTCTAGTTTTTGAATGCCGGTGTCCTGGTTACTAAAATCATAAGGTGTAACATTCTTCTTAGAGATCTCTTTTACAAGATTCATGCAGTTATCTTTAAGCTTATTATATTCAGTTTTACGGCTAGTTATGAAGCTAATAAGCTTACTAACAAAGTTCTTAATAAACTCCACTAACTTCTTAAATAAAGTCCTAATACCAGCTATGATCTTTTCAATAACATCACTTAGGCCTTCTTTACTTAGTCTAAGACTAGCATAAGGATCTTTACTAATATCTTCTACAGATACACTACTGCTAGATAGCCCTAGTTTAGATCTAACATCTCTTAGAGCCTCAGTAGCCATACCAGCTACGATAGCTACATTATCTTTATTATCACTAACTAACGCCTCTTCTACATTACCTTGCATATCAGTGGCTCTATTTAATACATCACTAGCCTCTGCTATATTTTCACTAACCTCTTCTACCTTATCCTGTGCTTCTTCTAACTCAGTATCATCAGCTACCTCTACATCAGGTGTAGGATCAACTTCAACCTCTACCTTAGTGGCATCTGGCTCTGGGTTAACTTCAACTTCTACTGTTTTAGTATCTTCTACTACTTCAGCCTCAACTACCTCTTCTTCTATGCTTAGTCTATAATCATCTCTTAATGACTTAGGTACATATTTTCCCATCGTATTTTTACTCCTTACTATCTTAGTCTAGATCTTCTAGACGTTTGATCTTATACTCAGTGGTCTCTATCTTATTTTCATAGTAGGCTATCTGTTTCATAACCTGCTCAGACCTCTCACCTTGAGCCTCTAACTTAAGCTCCATTAACCTATTTTCTAATAAAGCTTTCTCATCCTTTAGATTAGCTAGTTTCTGCATATCTCTATCTACTAGCCACATACGGAAATGATAGATAGGATTATTTATAAAACCGCTTAGTCCTGGTAAGGCAAATCCTTTCATAGCAGTAGCTAGCTTAGTAGATACATAAGGATCGTTATTACCATCAAGTAGAACTACTAAGTCATCTGGTAGCTTACTTAAAGCTTTAATTTTATCTGTTAAATCGTTATTATAGTAGCTAAATAAACTACTAAATGATTTCATACCCTCGTTAATATCTTCTATCTTCTTCTTAGACAAAGACGATGTATTCTTATTAGATAGTGCTCCATAGCATAGGTCTAATACAAATAGATACATACTATTAAGATCAGATACTAACATAAGTATAGCAGCTTGTTTAACTGTTACTGATTTATCAGTAACCACATCCGATAGATTACCTTTAACAGTATTAATAAGTAGATCTTTATTATCTACCATAGAGTTAAAGAACTCTATAAGAGCATTAAGGTACTCTGCATTATCCCTTACCTTAAGCTTAGACATAGAGGATAGATCTTTAAATACTTTATTATCTTTTATAGATTTTATATCAGAGCTATCATAGACTTGTTTAAGAGTAGGTAGGATATCATTAGTAACAGTAGACTCCATAAGCTCTATGCTCTTAAGTATGTCTGCTTTTCTAACAGTCTGTATAGTCTTAGCATAGGCTATAATGTTTTCTAGCATGGTTTATCTCCTTTCCTTTTAAAATGTAGGTTGTTTATTAACCATAAGAGCTTTAAAGATCTCTGCTAGATCAGAGCTATCACCCTTACGTTTATTAAGAGCGCTATATGGAACTATAGTCTCTCCATGAAGGTCTTTGATCTGGAAGATAACCTTCTCATAGTCATTATCGACAGTAGTTAGTACCATACCAGAAGCTTGAGAGAGGAACTTCTCTTTAAACTTATCATTAGCCACATTACCACCAAGATACTTAGATAGTCTAGCTCTATCCTCGATGGTTAAGATATACATATTATATAGGTATTCAAATCCAAATGAGTTTTTAAATAGCCCTTTAGCAGCAGCAGTATCTTTCTTAGCATTAATAAACTGTAAGATATTCTCACTATCTAACAATCTATTCTTCTTATACTCTCTAACTAGATCACCAGCAGTAACTAAGTCCATGAAGGAGATACCACCTGAGAGGTATTCGTTCCATCTATACCAGAATGACTTCTTATCGTTATTAGGACCTAAGATATTTTCTATATTATCATAGCTAGTAAAGATAACATTAGCCCTAATAGTAATAGGTATGATAATCTTAGCATTGTTATCTTTACCCTCTACATTCTTGTAGTGGCCATTAACACTTACTTCAAACTGCCTAGTATATAAAGCATATAGATATCCGCCCTTATCAGTCTGATTAACAATAGTAGGAAAGCCAGGTCTTTTATTATCCTTATCTTCCATAGATACACAGAGTAAATCTTGTGTATAACTCTCTGTTGCTAGATCTTTAAGTACAGCGTCAGTAGCCATAACTTTAAGCGTAGAATAAGTATCTTTACCAGTGCTAGCTAGTAACTTAACACTTGTTAGTGGATTTTGTTCATATACATTAGATAAAACGTTAAAGGCTTGTGCATAGTAGCTTGCGAACACATCAACCTGAGCTTGTATAACCTTAGGTAACACTTCAGTATCACGTAGTTCTTTACTTACAACTATAGTAGGCTCTACTATATAATCAGATAGTAGTTTAGTTATACTGCCATCATAACTATATAATATCTTACCTGCTTGTCCAGACTGCTTAAGACGTTCATCCATCATAGCTGGGAACTCTTGCGTGGACGACATACTCTTGTATACGCCCATGGCTGCATTAGCTACTGCAACCGCCGTCATAATACCAGACATATGGTACTCCTTATTATAAATCGATTTATGATTAAGTAAAAATTAATCACGGAACACTGAAATACCAGTGCTTCCAGGCACTATGAAGCCTAGCTTCGGTGATTTAATTAAAGCACCTATACCATATATAAATATGTTATAGGAGTTAGGAGTAATATGGCTACTACTAAAAAAGATAAGATACCACTAGAACGTGTGGTAGTTAATAACGTCTCAACATTAGATAACTGGTTAGCAGTAACCCAACCTATGGGATCTTACTATAGATCAACTGCTAATAGTCTATATGGTATATCTCATACTGGTATAAAGTCTTATGTACCTGCTAATAAAGATAACTACGGTCTAACATTCTTTACAAGACCACAACTTAATCTTAACAGTAGAAATATACAAAACGAACGAACATTTTACGATCTACTTACTTCTAACCCTACATCTATACAACGCTATATAAGATGTATGTTAGATCCTAGACAGAATGCTGCTAATAACCTACCATGCCCATTAGTAGATCATGAGTTAGCTTTTATACCAGTGCTTACTAATAATCTAAAATCATTATCAGGCTGGCCTGATATAACACTAGATACCTTCTCTTCTAAGCAAGGTTCTCGTAGGCAAGTTCATACCATGGTAGATAGTATACCAGATATTTACGAACAGTTTGATATCAACTGCTCTTTTAGAAATACTAGGGAAGAACCTATATCTTATCTTATTAATATATGGGTTACCTATATGTCTAGAGCATTTGAAGGGATGATGTCTCCGTATATGGATTTTATACGTAATAATGAGTTAGACTATAATACTAGGATATATAGGCTAGTACTAGATGAAACTAGAAAGTATGTTAAGAAGATAGCGGCTTGTGGTGCTGCGTTTCCGATTAATGTACCAACTGGTAGATTCTTCGATTTTAACGACGATGCTAATTATAATAAACAGGTTGATACCATAGATGTTACTTTTAGATGTAATGGTGCTATGTATAACGATCCTATACTAGTATCTGAGTTTAATACAACGGTTGGTATCTTTAACCAAAAGATGAGAGTTACTTCTAGAAATAGAGTCTCAGAGTCTGAGCAAGTATCTGCTATCAAGGGTGCTGGTATGGTTAAGATACCGTATAATGTCTTAGAGATGTTTAATTTTAGAGGGTATCCTAGGATCAATATGGATACGTTAGAGTTAGAGTGGTATATTAATAGTGGAAGTAAGTATTACTCTATGGTAAAGAATGCCTTAGGTGGCAATCTTAATATATAGGTATAGGAGTTATATATGGCAATAAGTACAGAACAATTACAAAATATGATATACGATCCAGCTAGGATGCAAAGCGCTATCTTAGCTTACATAGAGAGTGAAGAGGCTAATCGTGGTATAGTGGACGCTACTAACCCAGCAACTATGTTACTAGAATCAGCTGTAGCTACAGCATCAGCTTCTGCTAGTGAGACATATAGGTCTATAAGGATGAAATACCCAGACTTAGCTCTTACAGATAACGAGCTTATACACCATATAAGCGATGAAGAGTTAACCTCTATGTTTGCTGTACCATCGTCTACATACTTTTATTTCTATCTTAACGTAGTAGACCTTCGTATGTATGGCATAAAGAAAAATAACTATAAAGAGATAGTTATACCTATAGGTACAGTAGTAACTATACTAGATACCAAGTTTACTTTGCTTAATGATATAACAGTTAAGTTATTTAATAATGGTTTTACCTTAGTAGAACAGTCTAATAACGATAATGATCTAGCTATAGACGATGTAGGTATCATAGACAGTGCTATAGTTACAGATAAGGAAGGTTTTTCATTTGTATTCTTTAAAGCGTTAGTTAAACAGGTTAGTAGGTATGTAAGTAATACAGCCACTACTATCGCAGAAGGGTTTGATCATATCTATAGCATAGACGATAAGTATTGTCATGCAGAGGTATACTTCCTACAGAATAATAGCTGGGTTAAGATGCATAAAGCGCATAATGACGAATATATTAACCCATCACAACCAACAGCGTTCATAACCATACTAGATGGTTCTGTTAGAGTACGCATACCAGATATCTACTTCCATACGAATATGATAAGTAATAATATCAAGGTTGAGCTATACGATACTAAAGGAGAGTTATACCTACCTATTAACGAATATACACCATCTGACTTCTCTGTAAGTCTAGGTGATACTGGTAAGAGTAGTGAAGCTGCAGCATCTACTAATGTAGCTATCTTAGCTAATAGTGGATCTATCGTAGATGGTGGTAAGAATAGTTCTACCTTTACAGAGCTAAGAGAGTCTATTATCTATAACTCTGTAGGTGATATAGATCTTCCAGTAACAGATTATCAACTAGCAAGGTCTGCTGTGCTTTCTGGCTATACTGTTAATAAGGTTGTAGACGTTGTTACTTCACGTGCATATATAGCTAACAAGAATGGTGATAAGCTAGTTATGGATGGTGTGCAATCTACTCAGGATGTTTACTTTAACACTCTTAGAGTAACTCTAGCAGAGATACAGAATCTATCTACTGTCAAGAACTTTGATAAAGCCTTTCTTATTAAGTCTAATACATGGTTTAAAGATAATAACTCTATAACATCTATAGTAACCGATGACGAGGTTAATGAGATAAGATCTCTTAGTATGGTATCCTTAGTAGATAGGATGCAACAGCATAAGTATTTCTATACACCATTTTACTATTGGGTATCTCATAGTGATGGCTATATTAATGCAGCCGTATATGATCTAGATAACCCTAGCATAGACCACATGATGATAGCTAATAAGAATATAGATGTTACACCAGTATCTGTTAATATTAATAGATATGATATTAAGAAAACAGAGGCTGGCTATCGTATATACTTAGAGCTTAAAGGATCTGGTAACTATTCAGCTCTAGAGCCATCTAAGATAAGGTTGCAAGCAGTTATACCTATAGAGGGTTCAACTGTTGTGTACATAGATGGTAGCTATAATGCAGCTACTGAGCAGTATGAAATAGATATTACTAGTAAATTAGATATGTCTAGAGAAGGTATGTTCGATATCTCTAATGGTTATAGTACACTTACTACTAAGTATTCTAAGCTAACTAATACTATATCTATCTATACCTATACTATAGATCCTGATGTTATCTCTACCACTAATTTCCTTAAGGCAGAGACTTATAACCTACCTAATAGAGCTACCATACTTACTAAAGAAAACCTTACTATAACCTTTGGTAAGCAGATGAAATATATCTGGAATAAGGTAGCTAATTCATATACAGCTAGGAAGTATAAGCAGTATACAGATACCAAGTATTTAACATACGAAAAAGATGTATATGAGATTAATAAGGATACAGGTTCTATCTACTTTAAAGAGGGTAATAAGTTAGTTAAGCATAAGCTACATGCTAAAGGTGAGCAAGTCTTAGATCCTATTACTAAGAAACCTATAGTAGAGCACGTACCAGGCGATACTATCTTAGTAGATGGTAACCCTGTTATAGATATATATAGTGGAGTACTTAGATTTATAGATATCTGTATGCTAGAGTTAGAGTATCAACTAGCTACTACCTTAGCTTATCGTAACTATACAAGGTTAGTTCTTAATAGGATACGTAAGTACGCTTATGAGGATATGGGTTTACTTAACAAGAAGGTACTTGAGAACACAGCTATATACTATAAGACAACTAAGAGTACTACACCAGTTACTACTATGGTTAATAACGTCCCATACACAGTTCCTTATAGTGTAACTCCTACAGTTGTACTATACTCAACATCTACCTCTACATATGAGATATCCGATATCTTAAATATGACTAAGATAGTAGGTGGTGTTATAGATACTATCCTTAATAGTGATCTTATAACTATGAAAACTATAAAGGATGAGTGTTTATCTAAACTAGGAAGTAACTTCGTAGCTATGAAGATAGAAGGACTTGATACTATTAACTCTGAGCGTATCATCATGGGTAGTAAGTTTCAAAGACTATCTCTTAATAAGAAGATGTATATTAACAGATATGACGAAACAGAGGTTATCTATAATATTAACCTAACTATACAATACGTATAATAAGAAGAGCACTACTACCCAACTTAGGGTAGTAGTGCTCTTATCTTATATTCTTATTTAGATTGTGTTAACATACTAAAGATATTAAGTATAACTAATGAAGCTTCATCTTTCTTAAAGTAGTCTAATTCTCCAAATACATACCTAGGGTTAGCTAACATTTTATCATTAGCCATATCGCCTTGGCCTATAGATTGTACTAAGCTGTTAGCTCTATTAACAGCTTTCTCTATCGCTGGTATAACCTCAGTTAGTTTATCTAGAGCTTCTACGAATAGCTTAATAGATAATGGCATATTCATAGCTAGGTTATAACCTTGACTTAAAGATATATTACCATATATATTGTTATTCTCATCCTGAGTTATGTATGGTATAGCTTTAAGTAGTAATGGATTCCTATCTATAGGGTTATTAAAGATAGCATCCCCTTCTAGTCCTAACATCTGCCTAGCATTATTAAAATATGTATACCATATCTCAGCATCATCGCTAGAGTTTTTACATACACACTCTAACCATGTGAAGTTATTATATAGTAGATCAACTAGATCAGACTCTCGTAAGTCTCTAAGCTTAGTACCTGCTTCGTCATATTGATAAGAGGTCTTATCGGTAAAGATAACTCTACGGATAGCATTACTCTTATCTTGTGCTACGTATAAAGCGCGTAGTAACTCTTTAAGATGGGCTAGATCTTTCTTATAGTCGTTATATATGCTATATAGATCTCTAGGAGTATCTAACTCTTTGATTTTAGCACTTACTAGATCTAGTGTTGGCTGGTAATTAACAGTTGTTGGTATAGAGGTATAACCATTTATACCAAACACCTCTGTTATAAAATTATCGTTTACTAGCTCTTCTAAACTTATAACATCGCTCTTACATATAGATTTATTATCAAGGAGTTTATTCTTAAATTCCTTAAGTACACTTACTTCCATATCTTATATCCTATAGGTTAGCTTGTAGTACAGTTGAGATCGCATGGTTAGTAATCAATAGGATAGATTTGAACCATGGGTAGTTAGCCTGTATATATTCTAGATCACCTTTAGAGTATACATTAGCAACACCCATTAGCGAACACATGCACTCACTTCCAGATACCATACTTAATCTTTCATCAGCACTTAAGGTAAATAGCTTAAAGTGCCCTTTAACCAAAGATATAAGTAAAGCTCTGTCTAAGATAGCTACCTCTGCTAAGTTAGCTAATATCTCATTAAGTTTAACCTCGTTATCCATACTAAGTACTTTACTTTCATACTTCCTAAGTATATGTAAAGCTATGATATAAGCTAAGGCTAAATATACTGCTCTACGTTTAGTCTCATCGGTAGAGTGCATAGCATCTACCATCTTCTTAAAATCAGCTGTAGATACAACATCAGCTGTAAACATCTTATTACCTAACATATCTATATACCTCCTATTTGTTTAATAATTTATCAAGCTGAATCGTATCAGCATGTAGATGATTTTCTATAAGATCTTCAGTAAGTTGTTCAAACCTCTTAGCATCTCTAGCATCACTAGCTTTACTAGATAGTAGGTGATATAACTTATCGCCTAGATCATACTCGTCATCATCCTTAGAGTTTTTAATAATGATATCCATCCCATATACAGCATCAGCTAGCATAGATTTAATCTCTACTGGTAGATCTGGGTTACGTATCTGTCTTATGTAATCTAGCCTTAATCTCTCTAACCTACGTCTACCAACATCATAGGTATACTCAGTTGTTGTCATCCCCTCTGTTAGTAAGGTAATGATAAGCTTAGGTACTAAGTATGCACCTACTAATGCTATAACAGCACCTACTATAGGTAAAGACATAAATATATAGATAACAACCATAGAAGCAAATACTATCTTAGCTAGATAAGGTAAGATGCTTCCATACCTTATATCATTAAGGAGGATAGCTCCGCTATGTTGGAACTTCTCTAAAGCTGAAGTTAATTCAACCCCTAAACCGAACATAGCAGCGAACTCATCTGCTTTTTGCTCACTATCTATAGTATTAAGATTAGAGTATCTAAGACCTTCATTACTTACTATAGCATCTAAGGTATTAAGGGTTATAGCTATGATGTTTTTATCTTTATTCTTAGCTATATAATCTTTATCCTTAGAAGCCACCTCTCCTACTAATAATAGTGTCTCTTTAGTACTATAGCCTTTATTAGAAGCTATCTTTAAGCTATCGTTAATAGAGGTAGTCATAACAGCTGATCTATAGCTATACTCTATATGGGTATATGCATGGCCTACCTCATGTAGCATGATAGCAGCTATCTCTTTAGGAGACAACCCCCCTATAAAGAATAGGTCATATACACCTATGATCATGATTAACATGTAATCAGATGGTAGGTTCTCTATCCTAGCTTCTTTATTATTAAGCTTAAGACCACCATTAAGTTTAACCTGCTTATCTACACTAGCCATAGAGTTAGCCATAACGGTGTATAATGCTCTTTCTTTCTGCTTACTACCAGTATCTAATCCATCGTAGTCTTCTATCTGTTTAGTCTTATCTACTATATCTTGCGCCTTATCAACATCCATATTCTTAGCCATGCTAGATAGCTCGTTATATAAGGATAAGAGATCTCTGTTTATAGCACTATCCTTCTTGGGAGGGCATGGTATACATGCTGCATTCATACCCTCCATAGCTAAGACCTTAACCTTAGGGAATCCAAATCTATCAGCTACAGCATCGCCATAGCTTTGTAATAAAGATTGAACCCTATTATCTTTAAGGTTCTTATTATTAAGACCTTCATCTTTAAAAAGATTATATAGCTTAGTAAATATATCTATAGATACACCTACGAAGGGATCGTCCTTCTGATAAGCTATGGTCTCTGTAGATAGCTTACCACTATATTTAAAGTAATTACTTCTCATACTCTTATTAATCCTTAATATGTAATGTTCTATCTGTAACAACGTGAACTAGATCCCATCCTCCAGCATCATACTCAGCCTGCGTTATCTCAGTATCTGAGCATACCACCCAAGCTTTACCAGGTACAACTATCTTCTTATTAGCTATACCAGATGCTTTATCATACTCTATCCACCTTAGTGTACCACCTGATTTAACATAGATCTGCTTATACTTATAAGGTGTCTCTATGGTTATATCAACCCCAGATTCTACATTAAGTATCTCTATAGGTTGTTCAGGATCACCGGTATCAGATTCTTGTCCAGCCTTTAAGGTATTAGCTACATACCTATGAACCTGCTGTGGATCGAACTCTTTAGAGCTTATACGTACACATTCACCATTTTGTAAAAATACGCTAACCCTATAAGGGTTCTTATCTTGGTAATCTATGTTCTGTAATACTGCTGTATGAGCAACAGGATCTATAAGTATAACAGATTGATCCTCTACTTTATCTCCTGTATCTACCGAGTTAAACAGTACTATCTTACCATCTTTTCTTAGCATAGGATGCCAGCTATAGAACTGATTACTTAACCCAGATGGTAATGGTATATCTGTATCCCAACTCTTAGTTCTTGCATCATATACATGTATAGTATCATTAGTTCGAACAGGAACGTATTCATTACCTACTCTAGATGGTATCTTACCAGAGCCACCTATGACTAATATCTTCATATTGTCAGGGTGCATAGCTAAGCTAACATTACTATATACCTCTGCTTTAAGATCAGTTACTTTCTCAACTACCATGGTTGTTGGGTTAGTTCTATACATAGCTAATCTTGCGTCATCTACGTTCCTATAAGCTACCCAGTATATCCAACCATCCCTTAAGGCTACTGCTGATCTACCGACAGCTGTTGAGTACAGAGCATAACTATCTATCTTACTACCAGTAAGGCTTAAGTTACCATCGTTATCGACATCGAATGCTAACCACTTAGTTTGCTTATACTGCCCATCTGATTCTATAGCGTAATTTACTACTATCTTATTAGTATCATAGGTCGGTATAACGTTAAGGTAAGGTAATGTTATATTATCAGTATCTGGTAAGGTATATACAACACCTTGTTCGACTAGCTTATTATTACTATAGGTATATCTATATATCTTATTATCATTATGCTTAGTAAGATAGATAGAGCCATTTTCTAATTGTCTAGTAGCTTGTACAGTATAGCCTTTAAGATACATAAGATAGTTATCCTGTGTAAACTTATCTAGGTAAGTAGTACCATCAACGTCTACTATATAGGCATCTTTAAATATGCCATCATATAGCTTCTTCCAAGCAGTAGATACACCTGATTGAGTATTAACTCTACCCCATAGTATATATCTATTACCAGCTGTAAGGTTATCAGATCTTATTGTAGGAAATAAAGTAGGTTGGTTATTCTTTTCATCGTGTATAACGTCACCTTGAACATTAGTTATCTTAAGATCGGCAGATTTAAAACCAGTAGAGTTAGTTATAACCATAGCTCTTAATAAGCTATTAATAGCTGGTCTTTTAGTAAGTAAGATAATATCATATGCGTTCTTACCATATGGATCAAAGGTATTACCTTCTGTAATAACGCATTTACCAAATCTACTATCTACATTAACAGAGGTATGAAATATAGCCTTAACTATATAAGCTTTTTTCATATCTAGCTCTTCTGTACTTATGGTAAACGATGTAAGGTGTTCTTTATCATATGGTCTATATAGTTTTATTTTACCATCCATATCTGTTATTATCCATGTAGTTGACGTATGGGTAGCTTTACCTAAGTACATGTGAAAAGCAGATGTTCTAAGCTCTAAGTAACTAGCCTCTGCCATCTTAAGGGATAGCACATAACTAACTACTGGAGTAGAGACTATGGTATTAGATACCTTATAACCCTCTTGACTACCATGTACAGATACCAGGTTAGACCATTTAGATTCTGTATTATTACTAAAATGTAGTTTAACTCTAACATATACTAAGGATTTCTCTGTTACATCGTTAAGAGTAACTCTCTTAGCATATAGGTTAGTAGTGTCATTTTCCTCTTTAAAGAGGATGTTATCGTTCTTATCTAGGAAGGTAGATGATCTTATCTCCCAGGTAGTTCCAGTATGCGATATAGCTGGATCTGTTATTGCTGGTTTATCTATAACTAAATTAAACTCTTTACTCATATTCTTTACTCCATACCTATAGCATCAGATGTTGTGTGGATATCAGGTTTACCCTCTTCTGTTATGATAACATCTTGCTTATTTTGATCTTTAGGGCCTATAACGAACCAAGGTGACTCATATGCATCTACATGTATTTTAACTCTAGCCCATAACTTAGACTCATCTGCGTAATACTCATTAGCTACACCTATCTTAGGTAGCATAGTATACCAGTGATCTAGATTAACCGTATCATGTAGAGATTGATCTATAATTTGTGTAAAGTTTTCATCAAGGGCTACTTGATAGCTTACAGCATCAACAGGACCACCTGATCCTATATCTATATAGTCGCTATATTTTACTAACGCCATACATCATATCCTTCCTTAGGCTACGTAAAATAGCCTATTTTCTAGTGTTCTTAAGTCAGGAAACGACGCTTAGCTTAGCTGTTAGTATAGATAAAATAACCTTATAGCCTACTAGCTACCATATGTTGGTAGCTAGTAGGCTTATCATATTTATTTATCGTTATACCTAGTACTTACATCATGCTCGTTAAGGTACTTAAGGAAGTATTTATCTAACTCTGCTATACGTATAGTTTTATCATACTTAGTAAGTAAGGTAGTTAGTCTAGATCTCTTATAGGTTATATCAGCTGTTGACATGACAACTAAACTTATCCATGCTGGCATATATTCTAAGGATAGAACCATGGTGTTAGATCCACCTGGGCCATACCACATAGTGCTTATAGTGTTAAAGATAGCTACTAGGTTAACTAACCCTGCTTTCTCAGGGGCTACGCCCCCTCTTATAAGCTCTACTAACAAGTCTAAGGATTTACCATACTTTTTATATAGCTCTCTCATATCAGAGGTGTTAAACATAGATAAGATAGCATCCTTAGCTAAGACAGTACCTAACTTCATACTAGCTGCTCTTGCAGCTGTTAGGTTGGCCATCTCCTCTATATCATCACTGTCTGATAATAGTAGATTAGCATACAAAGCGGCGTAGCAATATGTATTAACCTGCTCTACCATAGATATTACTGCTAAGTTACCATCGTAGTACTCTATAGTTAATAGGCCATATAGAACTAAGAAATTAATCTGTGCACTATCCTTAGCTACATCTGCTATATGTAGTATATCATCACCATCCTTTATAGCTCTTACATAAGCTCTTAGATCTATGGCTACTACATTACCACCTCTAAGATCATCTACCAAGCAAGGTTGATCAAATACAGGTAGTCTTTTCTCATCTTCATTTTTACCTAGGATAAAAACTAACTTAGTCTTACTATCACTAACATACTCATACTGTAAGCTATCAACATCTACTAGCGATAGATATTTAAACAAGCTTACTCTTATACCATTGTTATATATCTTCTTACCATAAGATGTATCATAAGGTAACTTAACCATCTCTTATATCCTTTCGATATCATAGTTATCACTGTTATACCAGCCTCTATAAGCCGGTCATCAGGGAACGAAGCTAACCCTTATATTTAGCTTATCTTAACTTCGATGTATATGTCTAGTAGGAAGGAGCTATGCTATGTTAAGATATCTTATAGTTATTAAGATCATGAAGTTGATACAACCTATCTACTCCTTCTTTATCCTAGAATTACGTCATAAGGCTAGAGAGGTGATATACTCTAGATTCTTCCAAGATGATAGGTTCTTCCCTCTAAGGTTATACCATAAGATCTATCTACCATATGGTTATGATAATGTATCTAACCTTAAGTTTTATCTATACTACTACCTAGTATGGATATGGCTAGATGATGATGTCGATGGTGAAATACTTAACCATGACGTTATAGATAAGCTAGCTAGATCTAAGCTATCTGCTAAGACTAGACTTATAGAGGAGTTTAATAGACACTATGGTAAACATTACGATATACGTAAGATAAAAACATCACTTACTTATAAGCTCTTAGCTATATCACAGCAGAAGCATCTTAACTATGAATATATTAAACTTCTTACGTTTAAGACTAATATAAAAAATACTATACCTACTGGTATCATATACAGAGGTAAAATGCTATATAAACATAAAAGCTTGAGCTAGTAGTACTCCATATGGAGTACTACTAGCTAGGTAAATTACTTATCTTATCTCTAAGTTGTAATAAGGTTGGAAAGTTCATCATGTTATGTAGATAGTCAAGATGGTTAACCTTACCATACATAAGGTTAAGGTTATTAAGCTTGAACTCCTGAACAGGTATATCTCCTATGGATAATACCTCTCTCATAGTTGTTGATGAACTAACATTAGCTACTCGGGTATCCGAGGGGTCATGTGTGTTTGCTATAGGGCGCTAACCTATAACCATGGGGCTATACATCACTGTATAGATCAGACTATATCTTCACCCCTATCATAGGGGCGCCCCGTATTTCCACCCGCTTGGGTGTACTCTACTCACATCGGTGTTGCCGTATGCTTTCGATAGTCGTTGAACTGCTATTTTATATATTTTATGGAAATACTGTTTAACGGTTGCCCGTTTTTTAAATGTAAACGTATTGTCTTTCTCGTTACGCCCGTCATTCTCTCCGCGTCGGTTATACTCGAATAGGTCTTTGAGGTCCCGTCTTTTGTATCTGTAAATACAATTCGGCGAGGTTGATTTGTAAATGCAATATTAGCATAACCAGTCATACCTTCGGCCGGCATTGATACCCCGATATGCCAGTTATTATACCGCATCTTATAACCGGCACTATTTCGACGTACTAGACGTGCAACGGTTGACAATGGAATATTTGTTTCTTTAGATATATCACGTAGGGTTGGCCTTTTAATCGCTAGGGCAGTTAGAAAGTCATATGCAATATATGGGCCTTGGATAGTAGCCGCCTTGCGATAAATATGCCTAGCGCCAGCCGCGTAGTACCAAGGCCTGTCGTCATTGGCTAAACGAATCTCATAGCCATTAAACGCATTCTTAGGCGAGCATAAGGTAATTTGCGGTGGTAACTTTTTTACACCTATAAAGCTGCACATATCGGTAATTGTCGAAAAAGCATATATCTTTCCAGTGCTAATCTCACGGACTTTACAACTGGTTCCTATGTTTAACAACCCAGTATCTATAGCGTGCCTAGTATTACCAGAATAGTCTGTCCATTCTAGGTTACTAACCGAGTTATTACTTTTGTTACCGTCAAGATGATTTACAACATATTTAGTCTGGATATCTGTATTATATATCCAAGCCAATGCCACCATCCTATGTATTAGTAATCTACGCTTACCAACACTTGTGTAAACATAATCGCTGGTATCTCCTTTTTGAGGAAATATCTCTTTGTTACCAATGTCCATAAGTGTGCCATTTTTAGATATCGCATACCCTGGCTCATTTAGGATACATGCAAAATCGTCCTCTATTACCAATGGGTATGGCGTTTGAAAGACTGGCTCCATTCGACTAAAGATACCAATACTTGGATAGAATCTAATCTCGATATCCGCGATAGATTTATAATGTTGTGGCGGCAGCATTATTCGATACTTTGCGATATAATAGAACCAGTCAAATGGTTTATTTACCGTGCATCCGTATAGGTCGATACTACCAGATTGTTTTGGTCTAACCAACATTTGTTTTGTTAGGATATCGTATAGGCCCGACCTATCTATACCATACCTATAATTTCCATAAAATAAATACATTATGTATCCCCTGGTTACGTACTCAGGAGACACATATAAAATACAGCTGCTGATTGACTTATAATATATAGATTGTTACTATGTTTCAAGTACTATATACCTTCAAGTGTTTCCAGCAATTAACGGGGTTACATCCGCATATTACTATGCGGCGGGGCGTGTCCACCCACTACTTTGCTTCATCTTCTAGCTAGTTAGCTTATCCTAGCTACGTTCTCTTACGAACTGCTATATATCTCTATATAGAAGGGACTATGTCATCTACCTATGGTATATAGGTAGTCTACCATTTCGATTTAAAGGATTTTCACCTGCCAGCTATGGCCCTACTCCTGTTGCACTATGTTTAACGATGCGTGCCTATGGGATAGTCTCTGAACTTACCTCATATAGATAACTCTACTTAGAGGCTTCGCTGCCTCGGTTGCCCAACTACTATAACGTTGTTACTTCGCTAGCTTACGCTACACTCAGTAGCTAGCTTAAGCTAGAGCATGCTAACCACTTCCATTACTGGGGTTAGTATTATACTCTATTTCTAGGTATAAGTAGTAGTTATAGCCTCTAGGGGTTTCCGGCAATTAGGTAGACGCAGCGTATTTCTACGCTGGACTGTGATACTTTACACTATGTATCTAATATCTGCATCACATACGGAATATCTTATGTTATTATCTATATATCCCTCCTGTATAGCTCTACTTCCTGTAGAACTTGTGTTAGTAATAGGCAGCATAACTCACTTGTGTTCTAACTAGTTCGTTACTCTAGTTACGTTCTTATAAGAACTGCTGCATGTCACCATGCAGGTCAGACTATATCTTCACCCTCTTTCCTAAGATAGATAGGGTGCCTGCCGCTTGGATTGGACTACCAACCTACTCTCTTACGAGATAGTCGTTGAACGTTCTTAGATAATTATCTAAGCTTCGCTGCTGGTTAACTTATAATATATAGATTGTTACTATATTCCAAGTACTATATACCTTCAAGTCTTTCTAGCAATTCGACAGGTTATCCTTACATATTACTATATAAGGGGACAAATATACTGTGTGCTTTTTTTTATCCAAGAGTCTAATCCCAGGGACCTATCTTCGGTATCCTGTTGATTAGCTTTGCAACCTATAACAAGTCCCTTTTCCTGGTATAAGAAGAAGAGCTCGCCCACAAGCTTCTTAGGGGACTGGTTGAATATATCAAAATCATTTGGTCCTGATAGCAGTGGCATAGATATAGACATATCTTGTATCTTAACATCTAGGCTTATCATGGAGAGTATATCCCATGCGTTGTAGATAATATACTCTAATGGACGTTCATGAGACATATATCTATGCCAGTCAACAGTTCCTTCTACAGAGCTATTAGCTCTATCATCTTCGTTAAATATCTTAAGCTTCTTATACTCAGATCCTAATTCCTTACCTAGCACATGATCTAAACTAAATCCACCAGGTACTTGTTTACCACCTACTCTTACGAAGTTATATACACTCATAGCGTCTAACCAGTAGAAGCTAGATGGGCATTTTACAGTGTTCCACATCTCGTGTGGTCCTTTAGGTTTCCTAACACCAGACTCTGTTATTTTAAAGTCAGTATCTTTCTTATACTTAAAGTCCCTATACTCTACTGGTAATGATGGATCTGAGAATATATCCTTAGGTTCAACTCCGTCTTTAGTACAAGCATTGATCATATGCGACATATCAAAGTCTATGTTCCATATAGCTGCTATATCAGGTTGCCATGCATGTAACTTATCTATAGCTGCTCTTACTAACTCTACCTCAGTATCGTATAGTTCAAACACTGGTACTATAGACTCTCTCATAGTCTGTGAAGGTATATACTTCTTAAACAGATACTGTAGTTGGGATACCACGTTAGGTATACCATCTACTAATTTACTACTTATAGCAGCATAGAACCTATCTATCATACCCACACCTATGATAGTTATTTCATCGGTATCGATATCAGTCTCTATATCTAGAGCAGCTACACTATATGGAGTATTACAGTTAGGATACTTCTGCATATAGGCATGCTTCATCATCGTTGTAGCTGTGATATCTACTCCATATAGATACGGGTTATCTCTAACATCTCTTAACGTCTTAGCAGTACTATATCTACTATCGTTAAGTCTCATCTTGATAGTGTGTATAAGATCAGACTCTGTAGTCATATACTTATTAAGCTTATCCATAGACTCGAACTCTTTCTTCTCTATATGGTTCCTATGGTGTGGTTGTGTTATCCATATAGGTCTCTTAAAGTTCTCTATGATCCTTAGATTAGCTTTAGTACTACCATCGCTATAGTGTAAGATCTCTTTTATAACATGTATATCAGGTCTAACATTATAGATAGCTGGTACATGTGTAGCGAATCTAAACTCTTTACCTACTAACTCTGGCATATCATACACTCTCCTCCTTACTTCATATCTAGCTTACAAGATCAACCCCTATAAGCAACCAAGACCTCTATCCTAGATAAATAAATCTTACCTACTTTGAGCTTGATTCAAAAAGTAACATATATAGTATATACTATACGTATATACTATATATGTTAGATTTTCAGATCTGATGTTACCATCGCTAACTACGTTACGCTCTGGTGTTTTTAACCCTAGCTAAGAAGTAAAATATCTAGATAGCTAACATCATGATTTAAGTATGTTTAGCTATAGCAAAATATCATTATCTAAGTAGGTTAGACTCTATCTTAGTTTAGAGTAAATCTTAGATCTAGATAGAGTAATCTTAGCTCAAGTTGAAAACTTGACATATATAGTATATACTATACGTATATACTATATATGTCACTTTTTTAACCTGGTTGATTTCAAGCTTAGAACTAAGCTAGTAGATGATGTGTAGAAAATAAGGCATTTTACATGGCTAGTTTGGCCTAGTCAAAAACTTAACATATATAGTATATACGTATAGTATATACTATATATGTTACTTTTCAGATCTTAGTTACCTAACCTATGATTTTAACCTAGGGCTAGATCTAAGGTATGGTAAATATCTAAGTTAGTATCTAAGATAGATAAATCTTAATGTAGATATAACCTATTTTAATAAAACGTGAATAAAGCTATCTAGAAAGCTCTAGATTAAACGATCTACCCTTAAGAGGATAGATTACCTTACTTAGGTCTAAGATCGATCCTAGGTACCTTACAATGCGTTTAAACACTATATATTAAATTAAGCCTAATATACCTATCTATCCTAACTACTCTAACTCTAAATGAGGTGATAACTGGCTAACCTCAAAAAGTAACATATATAGTATATACGTATAGTATATACTATATATGTTAAGTTTTCAGAGTTGAGCATCTAAGCTTACTTACTACCTAGTTCTACTCTACTAGGATAGGATGGTATCTAACTTATCCTATCTTAAGATAAAATATATAAATCTATAACTCTATATCTGTATATGCCTCATAGAGCTCCATACTTAGTTTCTAAGCAACGATCTATACTAAGGTGGTATGGTTATACCTCTTGATGTCTAAAACGCTATACAACGCATCCTATAGCTTCCTAGAGCTATATACTAATATATGTATACTATAGCTACCTATAGTATATCTTAACTAGGTAGCTAAGCATCATATCTAGTCTATATAGGATAGATATTCCATCGCTAATTACGTTACGCTCTGGGTAGCAACATAACTAACGATACTAGCATAGACTAGGAGTACCCATAGTAGGTACTCCTAGTCTTACTATCTTGTTATATCAGATCTATACATCTCTTATGGTACTATCAGGGGCTCGGATCCCTCCTCCCCCAAGAGGGCCTGCGGCCCTCCCCCCCTCTACCCTGCGTAGGTTAGAGAGTAGGTTACTTCTGTATCATTATCAGTCATGCCCAATTCTTAGTTGCTTACTTTTCTTACTTAGTCAGTGTTCTTCTTCTATCTAGCCAGGTACCTAGTCCCCCCTAGAATCTCGTCTAGGGTCATAGGGAGTTAGTTCATGTAGAGCTAACAAGGAGGGCATGACAGACAACGACACAGCACCATTAAGGAATGCAGACTACCATTGAGAGAATAATAGATCTGATTTAATCTATTATCAAGTAAGAATAAAATAGTAACACCTATGATCTAGTTTATAAAATTAAATATAGGATGTGTATACATCCGATCCTACTATAACTTCTACGTAAGTAGAAGACAAATAAGATAGTAACACCTACCTTAAGATCTAAGATCTAAGTTAAGATATAGTAACACCTACTAGCTTAGATCTTATCTTAAGACTAGACGATAGTCTAGGAGATGAATCTTATGTTACTAAGTTAAAGATAGATAAGTATAGAACTAAGATAGATAGATAACTAAGCTATCCGATAGACTAAGATACTATAGTACGTTAGATAATATAAGATAAGATAGGATGTAAGATAGATAGGCTAATAGCTAAAATAAGTAAGTTAAGATCTAAGTAAGTAAGATAGATAAGTTAAGATAGGTAGGATAACTTAGATAAGCTACTAGGATGTAGCATAGGATAACATAGGAAAGATATAAGAGTAGATAGGTAGATAAATATATAGATATACATAGATAGGTAATAGAGTTGAAAGATGAGTATCTTAGATAGCTTAAAGTAGATATATAAGATAGTTAGTAGCTTATAGTAACTAAGACAGATATAGTATATAGTTAAGATGTAGATTTAACTTAGAGTAGATGAGTAGCTTAGACTAGCATAGAGTCCAATAGTATAGACTCATATGCTAGTAAGATAAGAGTAGCTTAAGTAAGTTAGATACTTAAGTTAAGATATAGGTAGAATATAGGTAGTATATGAACTCTAGTAATACCGTCCATAATCCTTCACTTACTATCTTTAGATAGTTACGTTCAGGTGGTGTATGTCCACTAGTAGTAGCGTCCATATTGATAGTAGTTAGCTTGCTTACGTTTCATAACTATCTTATTTATAAGCTCCTCTATATTAAAGGTATTCTTAGTATCAGTATCTACCTTATCATATAGCATATAGATCTTATTCTGTAAGATATTAAACTTATAGACATTAGTCTCATTCTTAAGCTCATCTAGGAGCGAGTTGATCTCATTCTTAAGTTTATTCTGCTCACCCCTATGCAGGAGTGCAGCAGCACCACCAGCCTCCTCTATGAGAGCATCATTAACAGAAGATAGAGCTAAGTGTGGGTTGATGCCATAGATATCTTTATTCCTAGCAGTAGATAGGAACCAGTAAGAAAGAAGCCATGAAATCACCATATCGTCATGTTCACCATCACGATGGTCTATCCTGTTATTCTTCCTGATAAGTCCTAAGATCTGGTTAATAAGGGTTTTATCTCTGGCGTACTTACCAGTATACTTAGCAGCAGCTAGGAAGGTAGTACCATAGAGGTTATCTCTAGCAGATCTTCCAGATGAAGCTGTAGCATAACCAAACTCTTTTTTATACTTAACATAGATAGAAGGATCCCTACGTGGTAGAGGAGTAGATAAGATCTGCTTAAGAGAGGTTGAGTTAACATCATAGCCATCTACTACCCAGTTGAATATACGCTTGAATGGATCTACATCTTTTAAAGGAAGGATCTGAAGCAAATAGTCTATAAGCATAACAGCAGATGATCTACGCTCTGGAATGAGAACTATGTTAGGGTAGTCTATAAGCCATCTAGCTATCCACTCAGCAAAGACAACTAGGTTAGTCTCGTTATAGTTACCAGCAGCTATAACCTCACCTGTGATAGCATCCCTTATAACCATAGCTATATCATCGTTACCTATAGCATCTGAAGTATCAAGTGCCATGACTAATGACCTAGTAGAACATTTATCCTCTACCTCCTCTTGAGGTACGTACCATCTGACTATATAGCCATAAGTAGTTATCTCGTCATAGCTCTCTATAGCAGCTGAGGAACGTATGATAGATAACACTTCTTTAGGTAGAGGTGAAGACTCTGATCCCTCTATCCATATATTAAGAAAATCTGCTTTAGTAGCAACTTCATCTGCTAATGAATCCGCTATCTTCCTTCTTAACCAATCATCTGTATAACCAAGTTGCCTATGATTAAACTCTAAAAGCACCATAGACTTACCAGATGGGTTATTCTTCTCTATAGTCTTAACAAGGTCATCTTCATCCTTAGTATCTAAGAGTTTCTCCGACCAACGTAGTGACTCGTTGTATATATGCTTTTTGAAGAACTCTCCAGATGCTGTGTTAAGATAACCAGCAGTTGTACTAAAGACATTACCATAGGGGCTACCATGGGCTCTAGCGTTAGTTCTAGCAGCACCTGAGGAAGCTAGCCAAGCAGGTAGTGTGTACGATATGTTAGGCAAAAATGGCCCCTCATCGAGATGATTAACGGCAGTAGTCATACCGCGCCCTAGGTTAAGAGCATCTTTTATAGAAGCTCTAGGTACGGCTGTGTTATATACATTACCTAATGCATTAACAGTTATCTTTTCTAAGTTATTAGTATCTGTCTTATCTCTAAGATTAAGATACTCTGGTAAGCCAGATATGATATCCTTAAGTCTTCTAACGTTAGCTGTTCTAAGGTTATCGTCTTTAGTAAGTAAGCTTATCTGCGTATTAATAGCAGAACAGCATAACAGATTAGACATAAGACAGTCTGTAGAGACTGATTTACCAGTTTGCCTAGGCTGTATGATTAAAGCAGTCACATGGTTAAAGAATAACCAATACAATGCCATGTTAGCCCTATTAGCCATTAATGGTACATTATCAGGACTACCAGTAGCAGGAACTCTAACTACCTCTCTGAAATAGTACCATGGGTTAAGCTTACACTCTACAGCTATCATAAGCTGTTGTTCCCTACTAAGCTCAGGATCATAAGGATCTATACCTTGTAACTCTGGGTTAAGTAAGGTTAAAGCAAAAGCATTATTCTCAACACCCATAGTCTTAAGAAGCTGAGCATATCTTAAGAACGTTTTATTCTTAGTAGTTATATCTACTATAGCACCTCTATTTTCATCTTTGTACCAATCATCTTTAAATAATATCACATCTCTATCCTTATTATTAAGTTAAATCACGCATAGATTAAAAATAAAACAACTTACATATAACCATACACCATTCATACGCTACCTAAGGGTAGTTATATTCAGGCACATATTATTAATATAGAAGTAGTTTTTATCTATCCTATATATTTATTATCAGAAGCTAGCTAGGTTGATTAATTATAACATAGGACATACAGTTATGATGCGCGATATTTCATACCTATGTATCTCCGATATACATCTAGGCCATAAGAGTAATAAAACAGAGTATATCGTAGATAACCTACATAGTTATTTCCAAGAGTATGATAAGCTTATATCTAAGGTAGATATCATATTCATAGCAGGAGATATATTCGATACGCTTCTTAGTAATAATAGCTATGACTACCTACTAGCAACTAGCTGGTTAACAGAGCTTATAACCTACTGCCAACTTAATAAGATAAAACTACGTATACTAGAAGGAACACCTAGCCATGATTGGCACCAAGCTAAGCTTATAAGTACTATAGTAGATAAACTTAAGATAGATATAGACTATAGGTATATAACTACCTTATATATAGAGGATATGAAGGATCTTGGTATATACATACTATATATACCAGATGAGTATAAACCTAAGGCTAAGGATACTTACCAAGACGTTATATCTCTTATGGGAGAACATGGTATACCTATGGTAGATATAGCTATCATGCACGGGCAATTTAATTACCAATTACCTATGGTTAAGCTAGAGAGTAGTCATAACGAAGATGATTATCTTAAGTTAGTAAGATACTATATAAATATAGGACATATACATGTTGGATCTATATATAATAGGATAA